AGTTTGAAAAGTATATGATTAATAGAGAAAAAGCTGGTTTGGTTACAAATACACCTGATGCAAGTTGTTTACTGTAATTATTGATATAATAAAAATGGTTTCTCTGGTATGGAACTGTAGGAAATAGGTAGGCTGACGGAAAGGGCTTACCTATTTTTTTTTGTATAATTTTAAGGGCAGGAAAAACATGGTTCGTTGACTTGCCCATTATTTTGTTTTTATTTCATGCGTATGTGGCAATATCTGACCCATTTTTGGACTGACTACAACATCCTTACATAAATCATAAAAGGGACTATCAATAGCAAACGATATTCCTTTGATTTTCAGTTCTCCACAATTTTTTAAACGTGCCAATTCATAATTTAACCTTTCTTTTGATAGTATTTGTCTTTGTAATTTTTCCTGTGTTGTGGCAGATTGTAAGCAAGCATTTTGAAATCTATTGTCTAATGGAAAAGTAAATGTTAATGCTGCTCCTACATTAAGTCCTAAAGAATCCTTATTACCACTGTAGTTCTCCTTATAAAAAAGTATTTCACCAGGATTTGTTAGTTCTCCTGTATCTGGATCTGTAGCATCGTTATATACAGGAGTGAAATATGTGTAATCCTGTGGGCGTTTTTGATTAAAAGAAGTGGTAACGAATGGACTAAATGACATCTGCGGACCTTGGCATCTAATACCATTGCCGTAATGATTTTCTATAGTGTTACCTTGTAAAACCTGCGTTGCAAAATTAGAGACAGATCCACTGGCGGATGCAGAGGGAGCAGCAGTATTACTGGTGTTTGCTAATACTGGGTTACTTAAAAGACTTATTGCGAGAAGATAGTTGTGGTATCTGTTACGCTTTGAGATTCTATGGTTCGTGTTACGTCTGTAACAGATTGCAGACCAGGTGGTATATAAACTTCTGTGAATTGAAAAGCATCTCCTGGGTTTGTCTGTGTCCAGTTTGGTTTTTCTCCTAAATCTAAACCTGTCCATGTATATGTAGTGCCGTTTATGTTTTCAGTGACAGTTGCATTGGGAGCAGAAATACTGTTTCCATCTGCTGTAATACCTGATCCTGTAACTGAATATGTGTACCCAGAATTATAGTTTGATGTTCGTATAGTCTCTGTAATATTTGTGGTAGTTTCTGTTCGTGAAGTGCTTGATCCCTGAGTGAAGTTAGGGATAACAGGCACAGCGTAGACAGGATTAAATATAAGAAAAACAAATGGTAATGTCCTCCACATCAGTCAATAGTTAAATCTGTAACAAATTGTCCTGTGAGAACAATTCCTGTACCTGTACCAGGAGTTAAAGTCATGCTGTGGTTATCAAGACCTATAGCTGCTGTACCAATACTTGCTGCGGAAGTTGATGTAATATCTGAGAAATTAGGAATTTCACCTACTGAAGCTGCCGAAGTTGGTGTGCTATCTCCTTCTAAATAACTTTGAGAGAAGGAAAAACTATCACCTGAAGTGCTTTGTGATGCTGTAATAGTGGTTAAAGATGGAACTCCGTTAGTAACAGTACTAAAGCCTCCAATAGTTGATTCATCATTTGCATCTACAGTTGTTATTCCACTTCCTGAAATACTGTATGAGCTACCAATTCTATCTGCGGATGTGGCTGCTGATAATGCCTCTAATTTTACTGTGGACATTATTGAATGGTTAAGATCTGCCAGAACTGAAGATGGGGTGCAAAAGAAAAGAAATGGTAGTAGTTTTTTAATCATGTGTTTGAAATTCCTACTTTGGTGTCTTTGTTGTCCACTATTTTAGGGGAATTGTTGTTGTTATTGTTTTTCTTCTTACCTACCTGCAGTCCGAAAGAAGCAAGCGATCCACTAAAAATCGAAGCGATGAAGGTTGGATCGAAGTCCACTAACTTCTTTCCATTGGGCGGTTCTATGTAGGATGCTGTAAGCATACCTGCTGACCATATTAAAACTGCAATTTTAACCGCAGTCTCAATACGATTACCTTCTTTTTCTTCCTGTTCTTCCATCTGTAAAAGGCAACTACCTAAAAGTGTGAGGAGATAGCGTTTGAAGGCTAAGTATAGGTAGTCATGTCAAAATTAGCAAATTTTGATATGTTTGGGAAGTAACACAAAACATTATGTCCAAGTTTCTAATCGGATTGTTTATCAAGTTTGGTAAATCTGAATCCTTACGTAAGGCTGCTTTATCTCTGTTGAAAGATTTAGTTGCTAGATCTGATAACGATATAGATGATGCCATCGTAAAGATGATTGAAGAAAAACTATTTCCTGTCAAATGAGCAACGACACTTTCTTTAACATAGAACTTGAAAACCCACCTCCAGAATTAGAACTTTCTGTAGAGATGAGATGTAGAGAAGTTATGAAAAGTCAAGACTTTGATGACATAAAAAAATATTGCATACATCTTATTAGATACCAAATGAAACAGGATGTGTTTCTAGCTGGTATGTTAGGCCGTTTAGCGGAGCTAGAAGCTTTAAATGTTATAAGAGAAATGAAAAAAGAAAAACTTAAAAAAAAAAGATATAAAACAAAAAAAACTTTACGAGACAGATTTCAAACTATGTTGAGCATGTTCAGATGATCTTCCGTCTTCCCAATAGACTTTGTAATAATATTGAGACACTCCTAACTTATTTTTTCGTGTAAAAGCTTCTTTGATTTTGCCAGTATATTGTGCATATTTACTAGCAGAATAACCAACTGTGAAATTACGTTTGACAACCTGATCCAGCTTAAACTTTTGTCCAATGATCTTTTTATTCGATTGTGTTTTCATATTCTTTGATTTCTTTGATTGTGAAGTCCTTTACTTGTAGCTTTGGTATTCTATTGATTTCATAGTTATGTTTAACAATAGCAGTCCTGATATGGTCAGTGACCCAATCCCCATCATGTACTGTTAGGTCTGCTCTTGAATCACTGGTGATATGAACTCTATGTTCCACACCACGAAGTTCCACATCAAGTAATAACTTAAGTAGTCCTTTTCTTCTGATTTCTTTTAATTGTTCGAGTTTGTTATAAGAAGGTTTATCTTTTCTTCTCATTTTTCATAGTTTGAAGGAGGAGGTGTGAGCCAATGACGCACACCATTAATTATTTTAAATCTAACCTTTAGGTTGGGATCTTCAACATAATATTTAGAAAGTTTTGTTTCGTTAGAAAGGAATTTCATCAATGTCAGGCTGTTGGTTTTCTATTTTCTGCGGATTAATATTACCAAACAATCCGTATTGTCCGTCAATACCTTTTGCGTTTATGTAAATACATTGAGTCTTTACTTTTTCTTTTTTCTTGAAGTCATAAACTTCACCTTGTTTTTGCTTGGTATAGCTAAGAGCTTTTAAATGATCTATAAACTCATTAAGAGATTCTACAGGAATAGTTAAGGTAAGTACCTTACTATCGTCATCATCATCAAATCTGTTGTCTCCAATGGACCATTTGATAGGTAGTTTCAGTGCTGGATTAAAGTCAGGCATCGTTAAAATAGGATTTAAGTAAATTGTTAAAAAATTGATTAGTAGTGATATTGTTCATTTGACAATAATCTCTAATCTTTTGTGAAAGATCGTCAGAGGTACGCAAACTAAATACGTTTCTATTCCAATCTTTTTTCCGTTCTTCTTTTCTCTCTAGTAATTGTCTCATAATTTCAGTACCAGAGAACTCAGCTTCTTCGGTTGTCATAAGGTGTCATCTATCTTTGATATAGCATGACTCAAAAACTCACCTTGTCTAGCTAATGTAATAGGAGAAATTTTTGAAACTTTAAATTGTTTCTTGTAGGCTTCTACAAGTTTTCTCATCTCATCAGGATGAAGCTCGCTAAATTTCATTAGTTTTGCATTGATAGCATTTCTAGCGTCATTAGAAATAGGAGGATCATTCTTGGCTTTATCAGATACAGGAGCTAACTTCTGATTAGGTGCAGTTGGTGTTGTTGCAGTGCCAGGTTCAGTCTCAGGTGTTTTATGTTCCTGATCATCCTCTTTTACTTCTACTCTTGCCCAAAGTTCAAAAGCATCACCAAAGGAATAACAGGCACAGGCACATAAACATCTTCTATGTGAGTTTTGTATATCATTAGCAGATATTTTTGCATAGGGAACTGGTCTATTCGGTCCTTCTGTTACTGCATAAGGAAATAAAGGTAGCTTTACCCCTGTCAATACATTCTGGAAATAACCCATCAAGTAACCTGTGCCATTTGGTGTTTTCCAAACGTACTCTCCCTCTGGGTTTGGTTGTAATGCAAAGCACCAGTTAGGTGCGTGTTCTCTTATTCTTTGGGCAGTTTTAGCCCATTGGCTGTAATCAAACTTGCCTTTTTTGTAGATGTCTCCTTTAGTGAGAATCCCACCTAAATTAGGAATAGATTGACTTGTCACTTGAGGATCATCCGCCTCTGGTATGCTCATAAATTAATACTGTTTACTATTCAATTATATAACACAGG